GTCATCGACCACAGGTTTCCTGCCGTCGGCGTGTCGCTGCCGATCTGGCCGCGGGCTAGACGATAGGTATCGCCGTCGTAGTGGGCCTCGTAGCTCGCTCCGGGCAGGAGATCGCCAGCGCTGAGTTCGAGGTCGAGCGAGTTCCGCAACGGCTTGGACGACGTGCCGTCGATCACGAGCGTGACCGGGCCAGCGTTCGACGCACCGGCGGGGCAGCGGAAAACGATCAGGCCCGGCCGCGATGTCGTGGTTGGCGGCTGATCGCTTGTGAGGCCGATGACGGTCCCGCTCGCCGTGTTGGCGATATACGTCTGCCCGACGAGGTAAGATGTGAGGCCGCGCTTCATCGGCGCGATGGCCGTCTGCAGATGCGACGTGTTCACCGCCTTGGTGCTGTTGTCGCCTTCAGGCGCAGTCGGCACGCGGACATTGTCGCCGGTGAAGTTTGGGTTGTTTAGATCGGCCTTGGTAGCAAGGCTGGCAGCGGTGACACCTACGCCGCCGCCAATAAGCCGGAACTGTGTTCCATCATACTCAATAACATACATAACGCCGGACACAAGCGTCCCGGAGGCAAGTTGGTTATCCGAAGCGTCTCGGACCTGCTTGGCTCCACGGCTGTCAATGTTGATCGTCACGTCGCCGGTGTTGTCGGCCGCGGCGATGAAGCTGAACTTCATTCCCGTCGCGTAAGCATCAAGGGTCGGCGTGACCGCGCCCGTGATGGCGTTGCCCGTACCGCCGACAGAGGACACCGGAAGGGCTGAGACGTCCCAAAGCGCATGCACCTCTTCATCGGTCTGCGAGACGTGCGACCCGAGCGACACTGTGCCCGAAATCGAAACGTGGCGATCAACGGCCATGCGGGCGCTCCAGTATCAGTCGATCAGGAGAAGTTGGGGAACGGAAGATCGGGCGCTTCGTCCACCGCCGTAATCGTGGCGATGTGACGTCCTTCTTCCGGCAACACAGACATGACGATGAGCCGGCGATGATCGCCACGCTGAACCGTCCCGGTCGTCACCATCGCGCCTACCCATGGCTCCGGGTCTTGCGACGACGGCTCCCGATCCGCGATCGGCTCATCAAACTCAATCAGGAACCGCCCCGAAATCATGATGTCGCGCTCGACGACATCACCATTCCTGAAGGCGATGGTGCATCTCATGTACTTCTCGTCGATGAGAAGTGTGGACTCGTCGACCGACGTAGACGATGTCGCTGAGGCTGGAAGGTCCAAATCGTCGCTGGATTCAACCGGCGTTGCTTCTACAGCCGGGGCATCGTAGCCAACGGGAATTTCAGCGTCGAGGTAGGCTGCAACGACTTCTTCCCCGGTCTCGTCATAGATGACCCGCGTGATACGCGCGAACCCTATCGCACGGTCAAAGCTGTCGTGCGCGACGCCGATAAGGTCGCCGCGGCGCTTTGACAGCGACTTGCGCCCCGCCTTGAACGAGTAACGCGACATTCGCGCCCGAGCGACGGCATCGTCAAACTCTGCCCGTGCCTCCGCCTTCTCGCTCTCGACGATCCCGATGTACTCAAGAACCTCGTATAGCGTCGCGCTACTGTCGTCGTAGCCGTCGGCGTACACGATAAGCTCGTCCTGCCTGTAGTCGTCTTCCTTGTTCAGGAAGCGCACCACATAAGCGTGCGGCAGCTCGTCGGTGTTCTTTTCAACGTTCCAGTCAGAGATGTCGCGCGGCGAAAATAGTGCCGTCACGCTTTCTGCCGACCGATCCTTGTCCTCGACGACACCCCAAAGATCATTCCAATAGACTTGCGCATATCCACAAGACGCAACGATGCGGGCGACCTCGGCGACAGTCTGCCCCTTGACTTCCAAATCACAGGTATAACCGCGATTTGCGCATCGTGTCCGCCAGGACTCAAGCCCATCATCGTCGATCAAGGCAGACGGTATCTTCTTTGGGTTCCGCTTGCCTCGCAGGATGTCACGCATCCACGGGGCGGGGTTGCTGGTCGTGGTTTCGTTGTCCCACGCACTGCCGTCAAGATCGTCAACGAACCCCTTAGCGATCGCCGAGATGGTCCCTAGCGTCCGGCCTTTGACCTTGGCGGAGATGACGGCCCACTCTCCAGGCGCGGTGATCGGGTGCGTGTTCCAGACCGATGCGACGCGCTCGATGCCGACGGTCTGGTACAAGTCGAGCTGGTCGCGGGGGGCCTTGTGGTCCGATCCGTCCGTCCAGTAGTCGAACAAATCGTCTCCGGCGCCGTCATATCCAGAAGTCGCGTAATCGCTGTTGCTCGAAATATCGCCCGGGTCCCCGCCGCCGATGCGCTCAATGGAACCCTTCTTGATCTCGATTTCATAGGGTTCGGTTTGGTCGTAGGTCGCCGGGTTCAGGTAAATAAGCGCCTGATGCTGGTCGAGGATGACGCGGCGAACCCCGGTCGTGTCGTCCCAGTTGCTCGGGTCAAGCCACTCGTCGCCGGACCCGTCGTAAAAATAGCTATCCGCAGCCCAAGCCGATCCGACGGCAACGAAGCATTGGGCAAAGCCGCGATCCGGCCGCGGCTTCGTCATTGACGGGGCCGCCTCCCAAATGAATTTGATGCAGTATTTTGAGGGGTCGCCCTGCCGCGAAAGGATATGGAACTCCGGCGTATTGATCCATGTCCCCGACCCCTCTTGCCGGAAACGAAGGCGTAGCGGCAGAACGACGGGCTTGGCCGAAGAAGCGCCGCCGCTGGCGTCATAAATACCCTGTGGACAGGCTAGGTTTATCCAGAACTCATCACAGCCGCGCCGAGTGCGCAGCGCGTGCCAAATAGGCGAGGCATTTGCAGGCGTTGACTGGTTTTCCAGCAAGTCGCCGTCTTCTTCGTCGACCCGAAAGCCGGTCAGTTCAAGGTTCAGATTCTCTTGCCGGCCATACCGCTCGACGTTGTCGGTGGCCGTGTCGCCGGATCGACCCTCGCGGGTTTGAATTGACAGTTCTTCAATGCGGTCGACGCTGACTTCATCAACGCGGATGTCAGACCACTCCACCGGGCCGTCATAAATCAGGACAACCTCTGCCGTTTCGCGGTCATCGCCCACCAGTTCGATAAGCGGGCGACAAGCCGCGGGCGGCTCAACGCGCATTGTGCCAATGACCGAAGGGACGATGCCGCCCGGCTCAAGCACGTTGCCGCTCACCCCGGCGAAGCGTTGCTTGCGCTCGTCGGGCTGCTTCGGCTGTACGGGCGGCGGGGTAAGCGCGGAGATCAGCAGTGAGCCCGCGATTCCGATGCCCGCGGAAAGAACCTTCGCCGAAGTGGAGCCCGCCGCAAACAGGCCGCCAGCGGTGGCAAATGCACCGGCCGCGGCACCAGATGTAGCGAGAATGAGACCGATCGACGCCACGGCGCCGAGAATTTGCTTTCCGGCTCCGCCGCCACCTTTGCCTCCGTGCATCGGATAGAACAGCGAAACCAAGACCGGTTCAGCCAAGCCACCCCTTGGCCGCACGACTCTCCAAAGATGCCGAGGGACGATATTATCCCCGATAAGGACCGTGCCGACGCTGGCGAAATCGTCCGGCAAGCCCGGCACCGATGCGACGATCTCAGCCACCGTCTCGCCGGCAGGCCGCACGTCCCGGTGCAGGCCGGGGGCAAATGGCTCCCGCCACGTCACCTCGAAACGCGGGGCAACGGTCATGCAAGCGCCTCGTGTCGACGAAAGCAGGCTATGCGGTGCCGGACATCGTCGGCGGTAATCCGCGCGATGCTGGCGCCGGTCTCTTCCTCGGTGTGCAGCACGTGCCGGTCATCGACCATGATGCCGACGTGTCCGCGCAAGCGTCGGAAGCGACCGCCGACCTTGGCGTCAGCAAACATCACCACGACGTCAAGGGCGCGCGGCGCATCCACCGGGAGCCACGGGCCGCCGTCGCTGTCCTTTGTCATCCTGCGGGCCACACGTGCCCGCTCAGAGGCGGCAATCTCTCCGTAGGACGGAAGGGATACCCCGCCGCGCTCGCGCATGACGAGCCGCACCAGCCCCCAGCAGTCGGCCCCCGCGAAATCGCGCCCACCATCGCGGTACGGCACGGCTACGAACGGTTCAGCCCAACGCGGAGGCCCCATCAGACGTAGAGCCCCGGCAGGCTGCTCTTGCGCGCCCGCCTCCCGTACTGCTCGGCGCCCGGGTCTACGACGAAGATTTCAGCGGTCGCGCGCGCTGCATTGATGCTGAAGTTCCGCAGCTTGTAGCCCGGCCAAGTCGCCTCAATTGCCGGCGTTCCAATAGGCGTGCGCGGCGAGACCGTCTGGTCAAACTCGGTGCTTTTGATGACCCAAATATCGCAATCGACCGGGCCGGTAATGGCGTCAACTCCCTCGCCGATGCGCTTGTCAATGTTCGCGATCGTGATGGTGCCGAAAGGAGCCTCTTCGGTGTCGCTCGGCAACGCGATGGTGAAGCCGCAGGGCGACCACTCTTTGTTCCCGCCCGAACCCTCGTTCCAGACATACGGGGCGCCGTCCGAAACCACCCGGATCGGGCTATCCCAAGAGTCGTGGTCAAGCTTGACGAAAACGAGCGCGACGACGCCCGACTGTTCATCGTTGGCCGCAATCGTCATGCCGGCCGAGAACGATCTAGGCATTTACGCAAAAGCCTTTGTCTGGAGCAGCGACAGGCTCAGCGTCCACATCGTCGGCCCGACCCATTCGGCTTCAGGCCCATCGCCAACAATGTCCCACAGAGCAAGAGCCCCATCTTCGGCGGGGTCGCCCCAGTAGAACGGGAGGGCTCCGTTGTTCAGGTCGTCGCGATAGAACGTCCAGAACCGCGCGATCTCATTCGGCGTACACTCGAAAGTGACGCTCACCTCGCGCACGAAAACGGTGGACGTCGCCCATCGGAGCGGGCGACCTTCCTCGGTGTCGAAACTGTCCCCGGCTATACGGGCACGGACACTGTAGTCCGACGGCACCTGAGGCAGGTTTGACGGCCACGTAGCGATGACAGCCATCGGCTACCTCGGAACGTAGGCGCGGCGGATGCCGTTCGCGGCCATGTTCTTCGCGTTGAGACCCCCGGGCGCATTGGACCGGACGTTTTCATCGCGAATGATGATGCGAAGCTGCTCCTCGCCGTTCGGGCCCATGACGCTCTTCCTCTGAACATCAGGGGAGCCCTTGCGGCGCTGGTCGATGATCTGGACCACCGTACCCGAGCCGCCTCGCCCGCCGCCCATTGCGGCCATCTGTTCGCGGGTGAAGACACCCTCGCCGCGGCGAAGGATTGCGGGCACCTCATCACCGGCAAGCCCGCCGGTGTGCATGCGGCGAGCGCCGGCGAAAACGTTGTCGTTGACGGAGCGCATCGTGGTCGCTGCGCCAGCGATTCCGCCCGAGTGCATCACCGGGACCAGCGCATTCGTCTGAGAACCGAACAGCCCAGAGAAGACGCTGAACACGCCACCTCCGGCAGAGGTCGGCGCGTTCGAGAACAGTGAGGCGATAGCCTGCCCGAAGCCACCGACCTGCGGCGTCGTCGCCTGCAGCGCGCCACCAAGCTGCTGGAAGCTCTGCGTAGCGACCTGCGCCGACTGTGCGGCCGTCGCCATCGCAGCATCCGCGCCACCAGCCATTGCGCCACCGGCGGGCAGGTAGCCGTTCACCGTGCCGATGTAGTCCCGCGTTTCCGCCGGCAGACGCCCCATGTCGCCAGACCAGCGCGCCGCGCGCGCCGGACCCCAATTGTAGGCCGCTAGGGTGCGGTTGATGTCGCCCCCAAAGCGGCTGTACTGCTGGCCGAGGTAGCGGACGCCGCCCTGAATGTTCTGCGTCGGGTCGTAGGGGTTGACGCCGAGGTCCCGAGCCGTGCCCGGCATCAACTGCATGAGGCCAATCGCGCCAGCCGGCGAGACGGCATTCGGATTGCCGCGGCTTTCCGCCGCCATAACGGCGAGGGCGAGGTCAGTAGGCACGCCGTACTGCTGGGCAAACTGTGCGACCGTCGGACGATAGCCCTCAACGGCACCGGGAAGCGCGCGACCGCCGCCAGTGGCAAGCGTCGACATAGCACCAAGCGCAGGCAACGCCGTCGTAGCAACAGGCGTTACCGGGGCGCCACCGACAACGTTGGAGTTGGCGGGAATGCCGACCGGCAAGGTCGGGGTCCCGAAGCCGAACAGGCTTCCGATC